GTATTGAAGAACTTTGACTCTGGTGAGATTGAATCAAACGAGATATTTAATATCGGACGTGGTGAACAGGTAAATCTATTAGACTTCATTAAGTCAATAGAACAGAATTGTGGTAAGAAAGCTATAATGAATATGGTGCCTAAACACCCAGCTGATACAACAGAGACTTGGAGTAACACCGAAAAGCTTCAGGCATTCGGGTACAAACCGAAGGTGTCAATAGAACACGGTGTTACTAATTTTTATCAATGGTATTCTGAGTGGATACCGAAAATAGGAGATGTGACTAATGGCAGATGATTTTGATCAATACAAACCGAAGGGGTTAACCGACACCGATGGTTTGACAACAGCGGACAAACAGAAACCGATCAGTCCAACAAACCCATTTCGTTTGGGTATTGTCGGACATGGTTTTGTTGGCCGTGCAGTAGAGTATGCATTCTGTCATCCTTTGGTTGACTTGCATATTGTTGACCCGAAGTATGATACGGACATTGACTCAATGGTTGAGTTCAGTCCTATGTGTGTTTTTGTGTGTGCGCCAACACCAATGAATCCTGAATCTGGATTTGTTGATGCATCCATTGTAGAGGATGCGGTACTCAAACTAATCGAGCACACCGAAGCTTTGGTTGTTATTAAATCAACAATCACACCTGACATCATCGATAGACTATACAACTCTATGTTCGAAGATGGTGTGGAAAGACTTGTATACAATCCTGAGTTCCTCACAGAGAAGAACGCAGAGGAACAATTCGTGAATGCGGAGTTCCATGTATTGGGTGGTGCACCAAACGCCACTGGTGAACTGACAGAGATTTATGATATCTTCAGTTTGTGTAAGTCAGATGTTTTTTACCGTATGTCAGCCGCAGAGGCATCCTTTGTGAAGTACGGAATCAATTCATACCTTGCGACCAAGGTAACGTTCTTCAACCAGTTCTTTGATCTGGTGAATGCGTTTGGTTGTAGTTACAATATTATTACACGTGTAATGGGTAATGACCCTCGTGTAGGTATTGGACACACTCGTGTGCCTGGCTATGACAGGAAACGTGGGTTTGGTGGTGCGTGTCTACCTAAAGACACAACGGCTTTTCTTAAGTTCTCTGAGTTTAAGAATGAAGCTGGTGAGACTATTTCATTTGACTTGTTAGAGAAAGTTCTAGATATCAATTCTGGATATCGTAGACACTACGAGTTGGATGAAAGAGAGAAAGTTAATAATATTACATTTGGAGATGATAATGAGCGTGATGGACAAACTGAGGAAGAACTCAAAGATCAAGACAACGGAAGTACTGTCGGAGAGTAAATTCTTTACTGAAAAGGACATGGTGTCCACCGATGTGCCAATGGTTAATGTGGCATTGTCGGGATCAATCGATGGTGGTGTTACGCCTGGCCTGACTGTACTAGCAGGCCCTAGTAAACACTTTAAAACTTCATTCGCCCTGTTGATGGCGGGTGCGTATCTACGGGAGAAAGAAGATGCGGTCATGTTATTTTACGATAGTGAGTTTGGTTCCCCCCAGTCTTATTTCACACAGTTTGGAATTGACACTAGTCGGGTTCTGCATACTCCTATCACAAACGTAGAAGAACTCAAGTTTGACCTAATCAGTCAACTTGAATCTATGGAAAGGACTGACAATGTTATTGTGGTTATTGATTCTATTGGTAACCTTGCATCTAAGAAAGAACTAGAAGATGCAATCAACGAGAAGTCTGTTGCGGACATGTCACGTGCGAAGGCACTGAAAGGTCTGTTCCGTATGGCAACTCCATACCTTGCAATGAAAAACATCCCCATGCTTGCCGTAAACCATACATATAAAGAAATTGGTTTGTTTCCTAAAGACATCGTAGGTGGTGGTACTGGTATTTACTACAGTGCAGACAACATCTGGATTCTTGGACGCAGACAGAATAAAACAGGTACGGAGGTTACAGGGTATGACTTCATCATCAACGTTGAAAAGTCTCGCTATGTTAAAGAGAAAAGTAAAATCCCTATCTCTGTTTCTTGGGACGGTGGCGTGGAGCGTTTCAGCGGTCTGTTGGACGCTGCTCTTGCTGGTGGTTATTGTACTAAACCTTCCAATGGTTGGTATGCTCGTGTTGATAGGGAAACTGGAGAGATCGTTGAACCAAAAGTACGGTTAGCAGAAACTCTCAAAGAAGAGTTCTGGACACCCATCTTTGAATTCACTGACTTCGCTGAGTTCCTGAAAAAGCAATACCAGATTGGTCTTCCTACTCAAGTAGACATGGATGAGATTGCTGAGAATGCCGAAGCTTAATATAGACAAAGTTTGTGCGGGGTTGGATTACGAGCTTATCCCCGTAGAAGACTCTCCAAACGATCAAGCGTGGGATGTTCGCATCCTACGTGGTTATTTTGTGGAAACTGTTATTCGTTATGGTAATGTTGCGTTTGATGGAAAAAGGGATTGCCTCACGTTTAATTTTGTGATAGTATACACCCCTGACCCTGACGTAACAACTGAAGACGCTTACCTTCAGGAACATGCTGCAGATATTCTAGAAGACATCCTAGAGACTGCCCATGCTGAAGGTTGGCTTGTCGCAAAAGAGAAAACTAGTGGAAATTAATTTAGAACAGACCGTACTTAAAAACCTCGTAACAAACGATCAGTATGCCCGTAAAGTAGCTGCATTCGTACAACCAGATTATTTTGATGGTGTGTATCGATCTCTATTCAAAGAGTTCACCAAGTTCATTGCTAAGTACAACAAACTTCCTACGATGGAAGCCTTCAAGATTGAGATTGATGAAGGTGATCGTATGTCGGATGAACAGTACCGTCATGCAATGGAGATACTACCTAACTTATTTCAGAAAGAAGAAAACACTAATTTAGATTGGTTAGTTGACCGTACTGAATCATGGTGCCAAGATAGGGCCGTGTTCAATGCTGTCATGGAATCAATCAACATTATTGAAGGTAAACACAAGACCCTCTCCAAGGGTTCTATCCCCGATGTTCTGACCAAGGCATTGGCGGTTACCTTTGATACCAACATTGGTCATGACTACCTAGAGAACGTAGACTCTCGTTACAACTTCTATCATGAGAAGGAAGAACGACTACCGTTTGATCTAGAATACTTCAACTCCATCACTAAGGGTGGAATACCTAACAAGACCCTGAACATTGCCCTTGCGGGTACGGGTGTAGGTAAATCCCTTTTTATGTGCCACTGTGCTGGAGCTAACCTTTCCCAAGGTAAGAATGTATTGTATGTCACTATGGAAATGGCTGAGGAACGCATTGCTGAACGTATCGATGCTAATCTATTGAATGTTCCGATAGATCAACTTGAGAACCTCTCTCTGGATATGTTCCGTGATAGGGTGGGTGAGATATCCCGTAAAACTCAAGGCAAGTTAATTGTCAAGGAGTATCCTACAGGACAAGCGAACGCCAGTCATTTCCGTGCCCTTCTCAATGAACTAAAACTGAAGAAGAACTTTGTCCCTGATATCATCTATATTGACTATCTAAACATCTGTGCCTCTTCACGTATGAAATCTATGGGCGGTGCAATTAACTCGTACACTTACATCAAGAGTATTGCAGAAGAGTTACGTGGACTTGCTGTGGAGTTCGATCTACCAATCGTATCTGCGACTCAGACAACACGTTCTGGTTACTCTAATGATGATGTTGGTCTTGAGGACACTTCCGAATCATTCGGACTTCCCGCAACTGCTGACTTTATGTTTGCCTTGATATCAAATCAAGAATTACAAGCACAAGGTAAGATGTTGGTAAAACAACTTAAGAACCGATACAATGATCCTACATACAATGCACGTTTCGTAGTTGGTGTGGATCGTAGTAAGATGCGGTTATACGATTGCGATCAGTCTTCTGAAAAGGAAGAAGAGGACAATGGCCCAGCGTTTGATAACTCTGCCTCTGGTGAGAGATTGAACATGGAAAATAAATTCAGAGGATTTAAAATCTAATGTCTGAACCGATTGGAGTGTGGGAACACCTATTTTATTCTATGTTAGTGTTAGTACCTATGTGGTATGCAGCACGATACCTTGGAAAAGAAGAAGGTAAAATAGAAGGAGTCGAAGACGCCATTGAATATTTCATGGAAAATGGCTGGTTCGATGAAGAAAAAGAAAAGGAAATAAAAAATGAGCAAGATTAAATTAATTTCTCTAAGTCAACCCAGTGCAATCACTGGTTGTCATACTGCTGAAGAACTTGTTGCGTATGCAGCTAGAGTGAGTAATCCCGGCAATCAGGCGAACAAAGAGACGGCACCAAAACTGTTAAAATACTTGATTCGTGAACAACACTGGTCACCTTTTGAAATGGTTAGTGTGACTATGGAGATCACAACAACACGTGATATCTCTCGACAAATTATTCGACATCGCTCGTTTTCATTTCAAGAGTTCTCTCAACGGTATGCGGTCAGTGAAAACTTTACTCAAAGGGCTGCAAGACTGCAAGACCCTAAGAACCGACAGAATTCTGTTGACCTAGATATCGAAGACTTTGGTAAGGGTGGTAATAAAACTCAAGAAGAACGCCTGTACGAAAACTGGAATATGAAACAGTCCGAAGTTATTAATAAGGCAAAACAAGTTTATAAATGGGCACTAGATAATGGTATCGCAAAAGAACAAGCACGTGCAGTCCTACCTGAAGGTAACACGGAGACAACTCTTTATGTGTCCGGTACACTTCGATCATGGATTCACTACTGTCAATTGCGAATGGCTAACGGTACTCAGAAAGAGCATATGGTGATTGCCAGAGATTGTTGGGATGTACTATCAGTACACTTCCCAAGTGTAATGAAGGCATTTGAAGAATGATTTATACGTGTAACGTAATTGAAGATAGTGACGGCTATCAGTGTTTAGAATTCTCTGATGAGATGATGGATGCACTTGACCTTAAGGTTGGTGATACTATTGTCTGGGAGAAAAATGATATCACTGGTCAGTGGTCTTTTAAAAAGGAAATGAGAAATGAAGAAAGGTGATATTGTATCTGTGGTAGCACAGAGTGGTGAATATGTTGGTAAATATAATGGTGAGAAAGACGGTGTTCTTTTGATCAACGATCCTCGTATGTTGGTTGCAACTCCCGATAACGAGATTGGATTCGCACGTGGTGTCTGTATGACCGGACGTGAAAATCCTACCAGCGCTCAGTTTAAAAACTATGTGTATGTTGTACCAACTAGTGATGACTTTGCATCTTCATATCGTCAAGCGGTATCCGGTCTTATTGTCTAATGTCCGAAGTCACGATTCGCAACAAGGCGTTTCTTGCTACCCTTGATAAGTTCAAAGATGAGATGTTCTTTACAGAGGGTTACAGAAACCCCAAGTACTACGCTTATAGTTCCAATGAGGACATGGAGAAGGGTGAGTATTACACCAGTGAAGAATACCTGAGAGATGTATCTCTAAAGGGTGAACTGGTAGGCCCACCAGACAGACACTTCGCACAACCGATTGGAAAGATGGTACGTGAAGACCCGAATGTTTGGTCTTCATATATGAACATGGTCAAGTATGACTTTGCATCTGAGATAGGGGCACACACCAGCGCCCTTTTGTCGTATTATCCGCCAGGCGGTTTCGTGGGATGGCACACTAACTGGGATGCCTCTGCCTATCAAGTTCTCTTTACTTGGTCAGATGGTGATGGTTACTTTACTTATTATGATAACGAGAAAGACGAAGTAGTTACTATTCCAGATGTTAAAGGTTGGCAGTGCAGACACTATTACTTTGGGCCAAAAGAAGAACCCGAAAACATATTTTGGCATGCCGCCTACGCTGGTGGAGAACGTATTACTCTCGCATATAAATTCTGTGGATATGGTAAAAATGATTCCCGTGATGAAAATGCAATACAGTTACGTGACATGTTGATTGAGGAAATTGAAACTGCTTCTTAATATTATTAGGAGTTAAATGGTGTTAAATGCAAAATTAGCAACAGATAAACCGTATATTACATTAATTTGTAATCCATACGAAGATAAAAGTTCAACTAATACACGAATCACCATTGACGTAATGGAAAAAGATTTGAGCAAAGATGAGATGATTGAAGTACTAGAAACTTTTATGAAATCAATGGGCTATCATTTTAATAAAGGCGAACACCTTGGAATTGAATATGATTGAACAAACCATACTAGCACAAGCAAGACGTTTATATCACCACGTGGTCAATGGCGGTAAGTTGAAACCTGAAGATGTTTCTTACATGGTATCTGCTCTTGAGGAAGCCTACAACAACATACTAACCGATGAAGAACATGCACTGTTTCAGAAACTCAAAAAGATTTGGTTTCACACTCAACCAGACAAGAGTGGTTCGTTCTTTATCTGCGGTGAAAGTGGCGAGAAAGACGATCATGGTTTGCCTGATATCATTTTAGTATGTCCTCAGATGGGTGCAAATATTACAGCGATTTATCGTAAAGAAAAAGTAGGTAGGAGTGGACAATGATTATTGATCGATACTTGATTCAAAACAGAGAACAACTTCAACTCAGAAACGTTATGAATCAAATGTTGGGTGATCCAACACCTTATGACAAGGAACGTTTTTGGGATGTTATCGACAAGTGGAAAGCGTATCTATCAAACGAGTATGGACTACGCAAGGGTCAATTGGTTGGTCTTGGTGTTTCAAAGAACAATGTGAAGACTACCGCTCTCGTTATGGCTTGTGCAGAACTAGGTGCACAGGTTTTTTCTGCTAACTTAGCTTGGAATCCGAAAGCAAAGGTTCCTATGGTTGCGACAGACTTGCCCGCATCATTTGGATTTTGGGATTCCTTGACACTTAAGATGTTGGATGGAGTTCAGGAAGAGTATTACGAGGATACTGTTGAGGTTGAAATGATAAACCTCGATACTGTAGACATTGAAAACTATAATGAACCGATTGAGTTTGATCATCCAGATGTTCTACCCGACGATCCTCTTTGGGTCACCTATTCGGATGGTCAGTTCGAAGACGGATTTGAGTACCAGTATTATACTCACAAGGAGTGTTGGGGTCTAGCTCATCGTCACTATAAATTGTTTAACATGAAGGACACTATTGGTGTCCATTCTTTTAATGTGTTGCATGGCATGTCTTTCATCACATATACGTGTGCCTCTTTCATGGGTTCAACAGAACACTACTTTGTGAACTGGTGGGATAGGGTAGAGATGTGGCAACTGGGTGGTCTAGGTAAGGCCTTAAAGAACGTCTTTGAGATGGATGATAGAAAGGTTATCTTCTTCAAGAATGTAGAAACCTTGGAAGTTTGTACTAGAGATATTACGCCTGAACAAGCAAAAAGAATAGAGTTCGTTTCCCCTATGGGAGTGATCACACCAGAACTTCATGACCTGTGTGATGAGAGACAATTGAATTGTGCAATTATGTATGGTGAGACCCGATCCAAATGTATGACTCTTTTTGTAAAACCAATAAAAGGATCATATGTTGAAGACAGTGTAGGGTTCATAGCGGACAACTACTATGAGGTAGTACACAGTCCACAGAAGAATGTGTGCTTTGTTCGTTCTCATAATGATACCAAGTATTATCCCCTATCGTTTAAGTTGGAGAAGTTGGATAATGCAGAGTACATCTTCAAGGGTTTTGTTGAGGTACATCCATTCCAAGAACGTGTAGAACATATATTGGGTCATGATAATTTCTGGTTGTTGCGTAAGAACGCCCTAAACTATCTCGCAGTGTTCGAAGAACCCTCAGCGCACCAAATGAAGATGCTAGATACATTAGGCTTGACAGACATAGGTGTTTCTGATAAGATGGCCTTCTGTTTGGAAAATAGCAGGTATAGGGACTGGCATGCTTTAAAGAACCAGTTTGAATATGGATTTGATGAATATGAAGTCAACAGAGTGAGGTACTTGAACAGTGGCGAAAACAAATAACGGCAGCATCGATGATATCACACCACAACAGTGGAATGAAATGAACCGGGCGTGGTTAGACGAAATCAAACGAAAACAAACAATGGAATCTCAACGAGCATCCGGTGAAGAAATATTTACGGTCACTGATAGTGACTACAACAACTTGGATTATGATATGGAAGAAATTGAATATAAATTTCGTGAAGGTGAACTTATCGAAGAGTTTCAGAACTACATCGATTCTACCTATGGTGCACACTATGGTCAAGGCGGACTACAATCGTCTGAAGTGATCATTGATCGTGGTCATGGTATGGGTTTCTTTTCTGGCAATGTTGATAAATACAATGGACGTTACGGTAAAAAAGGAGCAGCAGAAGATCATCGAAAAGATATAATGAAGATTATTCATTACGGGTTTTTGATGTTATTCGAGCACGATAGAATACATGGGAATACTACTGACTAATGGTGATAGTTTCACCCAAGGCGATGAACTGCCTGGCTCTAGAAGACTCAATGAGAAGGGTAGGCCTATGGCGCCTATCCATCATCATCTCACATTCTCCCACAAACTAGCAGAACACTTAGACCGTGATTATGTAAACTTAGGGGCTAACGGTGCGTCCAATCAAAAAATTCTAAGAAGAGGCACCACCTTCTTACAGAAAACCTCTAAACAAGTTGACTACATGGTTATCATTTGGTCTAGTTGGGGTAGAACCGAAATTGTTAGTATGGATCACAGACCTACTGACGAACAGGTTTGGATTTTCCAAGAATGCAATATGAATCAATTAATCCCAGATCATTATCAGGGACGTTTGCGTTTTGGATTAAGAGGTTGGAACGAACACTGGGCAGACGAAAAGAAAATACAACATGAACAGGCCTGTATAAATTGGTTCAAACATGCCTACACCATGGCAACTCCAGTTCTCCATCATCTAAACTACATGACCATAATGCAAGATTTGTGTGATGCTAAAGGTATTAAGTTAATTCAAGGAATCATTCATTGGTCTTTATGGGAGAATGTCAAAGCTGTTCTCATGGAAGAAGATGTTCTACCGTTTGCGACAAAGGAAATAAAACACTATATAAAGTATTTAAGACCTGAATGTAAACTTGGTTTTGGTGACGGCAGAGACATGACAAGTATTGCTGAATCAAGACCAGATTGTTTCATATATCCTCTAGGACATCCTTGTGAAAATACACACACGCATTATGCAAAGATGCTCTATGAGATATTTACTAACATGACGCCGGGAGCACCATGAAATTATTAACATGTGGATGTAGTTTTGTATGGGGAGATGAACTGCCCGGCTGTTATAACAATCCACCTACACACGAGAAATTAACCTTCACATATCAGCTTGCGAAAAAGTTGCGTGTTAAACCTTTGAACATTGCAGCCTGTGGTAACGGAAACGAGAAGATATTCCGTGACACAATTGAGACTCTTGCAAAAAATGATGACATTACTCACGTTGTTGTCCTTTGGTCAGCATGGCAAAGAAACGAGTTGGCAGAAGGGTCGCACGAACTTGACCATAAAGAATATGAAATGAAGGTACAGAGAAGTGACTGTATGACTCAGTTCTCTGCTGATAGGATTAACTGGTTAGCGTCTAAACGATGGGGTGCTATGCATCAATGGTATAATATATGTCAGACATACAAGACCGATGTTATTCACGGATTGGCGTTTATGTTGGCCCTCCAAGACCTATGTGACGCTAAAGGTATTAAGTTGGTTCAGGGTGTCTTCCATGAAAGAAACCTTGAAAATATTAGAATGATATACCTGACCAATCGTCCCGAATGGCAAGATTACACCACCAAGATATCTAATATGTTCGGTAGATTAAGGAAATCTTCCAGAGTGGGTTTGGGTGTCGGAGATGATCTATACTCACTTTCAAGAGAAAAGATCGGAGACCTCAAGTTTAACGGACATCCAGGCGAAGAATCGCACAGTTACTATGCGGAACTACTTCACCACCTTTTTCAGAAATACTACTAAAAGCGGTAAAACATTACCGCATCACCAACTAAGGAATTGTCATGAGCATGCCATTTAGTCTAACCATAACGGCTGAAGATAGAACCGCCGACATCTCTGCACTGGAAGATAAAATTATGAAGTCTTGGACTGTAGTCGATGATGTCGATAGCGTCTTACGATATGTTGATAATCTTCCTCTCGCAGCTGAACATGCGGATAAGATAGCAAACCTTTTGCTTGGAACAAAAGAATTGACTGATCTAAGATTCCAAGAAATGTGGGAAGAGTTTGAAGCTGTCTGTGGAGAGTATCACCGTAGGGGTAAGGAACTGGATTTCTTAGATGCAACTATTCCCGAAAGAATCTAATTTTAGCTGTCAATTAATTGACGCTTTGAGATAACTACTTGTATAAATACCCTTGATATGAATTATTTTCAATGGGTATAATATGTACAACGCAATAACCAAATTGTCCTTGATTGCACTTTGTGTGTTCTCTTTCGGATTACTGGCAGAAGACGCTAACGCTCAAGATGGCGGAAGCGGGGGCACAGATGCACCCGAAGCGCCTGCAATCGAACCTATCATAACTGAGTCTACCGTTACTACTAATGGTAAGACCACAACTGTGTTAAAGTCGCCTCCGGCCTCAGCAATTTCCCCTACGATCAACACCTCCAACTCAGACTTATGTACGTTTGGTGTTGCGGGTGCAATTCAGACTCAGATACTCGGTATCTCAACAGGCACACAAGTAACAGACGAAAACTGTGAAAGATTAAAAAATTCTAAGACATTATTCGATATGGGTATGAAAGTTGCAGCAGTATCTCTTATGTGTCAAGACCCACGGGTTTTTGACGCTATGATGAATGCTGGTACACCTTGTCCGTTTGACGGACTAATAGGTGAGGAAGCTAAAGCTGCATGGTCAGTAAATACTGACGATCTACCTGTTGAAGATGAAGATAAGAAAAAGGAGCCACTGAGTGATCAAAACAAGACACTATTGGGCGGTGCTGGCGTTGCTAGTCTGCTCGTCCTACTCTTACTCTGAACAAGTAAACGAAACCTCAACCAATGCGGCCGCACTCGGTCTTAATTGGGTAATGACTAATATCCTGCCTCAGAATGCGGGATTGACTGTCAATGGAATCGTATACCGTTATACTACGGTAAAGAATGCAGAAGATGATATGGTTGTTTATGTTCAAAACGAAGATGCCATCAATGGTGGTTATATCTTTAGGAACGCAGATGACTGGAGTGGGTTGCCTGGCAACTCAATTAATAAACTCGTACCCGTTAATTCAATACCGCTTGAGTATTGGGGAGATGGGTCGATTGAAGTAGAAGGGGAAGGTTCGGTAGAGGACGCCACTGTATTGTACAATTATTCTTACGATACGTGTTTCGGTGTTACTACAGACCCATCTTGCCCTGACTACATCCCGCCTGTTCCGGAAATTCCGGAGATAGAGATTTATGATCCACTAGACGATCAGTGGGTTCAGAAAGAACTAGAAGAGGATTGGGAACCACGTGATGAAGATGAAGAAGATAGAGATCGTCGTAAAATGATGTCGGAAGAAGAAATAGAAGACATGAGATTGGAGAAGATTTTGGGTACGGTTAACAACTCTTTGTTGGCCTCTGAATCATTACGTAAACATACGTCATTGATGGCTCAGAATTATATTCCGGTTAATTACTTTGACGTTCTTCCGGACTCGAAATATGAAGAGACTGTTGTTTTGAAAGATGCAAGTCTTCTAGACAATAAAAGGTTACGGAGACAAAATCTCGCTCAACAGTTATTACATCAAGAGTTAGTGAATCTACAGTATGAAAAATAAAAAACATTTTACATAGGAGCACTATAATGTTTAAAAATATATTTGCCTTACTAGGCATTTTTACGTTGTCTAACGCAGTAGCTGCCGAAGTCCCAATTATGGGCTCTGTAGATTCTAAGTGTGTAGTAACAACAGACACTCAAGGTGTCTATGGTAACCCAACGCCAAATACGTTGACAACTAATCTGTCGAATGGTGGTGTACCGCCTATCGTTAGATATGATGTGATCCAAGCGGATTACTACAAGGCTGTCATCTCAAGACCGGATGCATTCACAGAGAGTCCTAATCTCAATGATGTGGTCAATTGGACGGGAGAGGTAACTGTATCAGAAGTATCTGATGCTGGTATGTCTGCCTATGACAACGACAAAATTGAGTACAATAACGTGACAGAGATCGACTTGACTATTGCTGGAAGCACATGGTTTAAAGTCGCATCAACTGCTAATTATGGTTATGACAAAGCTTTTCCTGCTGGACAATATCGTGCAGTGGTAACAGCTGAGTGTATAGCTATATAATAGTATGCGCTTTGTTATGATTCTAAGTTTGGTGTTCTGCTCAGTGGGTCTGAGGGCCCACGAGTGGACACCCACCTACCCAGAACTAAATCAATCGTATGTTGAAAGCGTTCTGGTCGCAGAGATGGAACTGTGGAATGGTAGACAAGATGTTGAGTACTACCAGATAAACGTATGGGACAGTGAATGGAATCCAGTCCCCTTTGCAATTGCACAAAGAGTTGTGAGAGTAAAGTATTTGAGTAGGATGGATGTCAACATCTACATCCGAAAGTCGGACAGTGAAAGAGTAACATACATCTGTTCAAGGTCTAAATTAGTGAAGGATTCTGGCACGAAAGCTTTGATCGCTTCAAGGATATGTTCGAAAATAAAATGAGATTGATATTATTATTTGGTTTGGTAATAAGTTTCTGGGCAGGATCAGCTAACGCACAGTCCGGTTCTTTGAATTTGGCAATACCACAGTCACCACAAAGTTTTCAATCTGACAGGGTGAGAGCGGGTGACGTTGAGTGTTCAGCAGCTATCGGTTCATCCACGAACTTAGAGTTTGGTGTTGTCGGTATCATGGATCAAAATGATCCGTGGGATCAATACAGGATAGGGAACGGCAGTTTTGTTGACCCGAATAGAACGGTATTACCTTACAATGATGACTTTATGCGTAACGTTGGTGTATACGCAAGGATCACAGTGCCAATCGGTGCACCTAAAGAAAGGTTGAACTGTAACGCACTATACAAATTAGAATTGGAAAAAAAGAGATTAGAAGTTATGAGGTTGCAACAAGAGATTGTCAACCTACGTAAACTAAAATTTGAGGAGTAAGAATGGCAGAGGTAGAATTTGCGGGAATGAAGTTTACTGGGGGTAAGATGGCAATCTTACTTACCGCACTGTCTACACTGGGTGGAGCATCGTGGGCTGGTTTTGAGTTCTATAAGGACTACATGGACATGAGAGAGATTGTCCAAAACATCGACGTGGACGCTATCCGAGCAGAAAATGAACTAACCATATCCAAACTTGACGATGCAATTGATTACACCCGTGATATTAAATCGGGTCTTCGTGACGATTTACTTGCTATTGAAAAGAGTGTAGATCGTATGGAAGATAAACTTCGTTCCGTAGAAGTAGAAGTTAGGGATACTATAGATAATGCAGAAGAAAGATTTGAGAATCGTCGAGATAAGTTATCCGATGATTACGATCAAGCATATGCTAAACTGCGAAAAGAGATCGAAGAACTAGAAGAAAAACTAGATGATAAATTGCAGAAAGCTTTAGATAATCCTTTATCAGATTGAGGTTGACAGTGAAAAGATTTAATGGTATAATTACAGCTACCCTGTTGGGGATGCTGATTACTGGTTGTAGTTTGTTGCCATCCAAGTGGGATGACAATGAGGCAGCTGGTGTAACTGATTTGAGATGGGCAATCATGTATCTAGATTGTGATCTTGATCCCGTGTTGATCAAACACATGATAGATGACATCTATAAGAAGCATGGTTGGTTAAGTACTTATGTAGAAACTAAAGGTACTAGTGACATTGAATACCTATTGGATAAGATGTCTCTAACCCTAGACCCCATGTATGAGAAGGAAACTGTATCGCAAAGATACTGTGCCTTGAAACAAGGTGTGTTGCAACAACAAGCAGAAGCAATTGCGTTAACGGTTATGAGGAGATATGATTGATGACTAGTTATACCGAAGAAGAAAGGATTCTTCAAGAAGTTATTGACAACGAAGATGAAGACTGGGAAGCCAGTAGACTGGGAGAAGTCATCATCGATATAGTCCATGCTAGACGTGAAGGTGAACTGACAGAAGAAGAGTACATCGAACTACTTGGTGATATTCGCACCACAGAACTGATCTGGGAAGAAGCAGAGATCACTCAGATGAAACAAAAACTAGTGAAGGTTGTTGAGACCCTAGCAAAATTCGTATAATAAGATGCCAGTAAAATTCGGAAAATCACAGTCATTACGCAATAGGGAGACCGGAAAGGTCACCGTAGTGCACAAGTACATGAAATCTACTCCTACTCCGGAGTTGGTTGAAGCGTTGGATAAATCCAACACCACCCCTAAACTACGACAGAAGATCAAGAACGAACTAGTCCGTAGAAAAAAACTTTAAATTAATTGAAGAAAACGCTTGACAAACTTGTTTCTATTATGAGATAATACGTATGTTGTCTGGGGAGAGGTTCCCCAAACGCCTTAACTACGGAGAAATATATTATGGCACATGAAGTAGAAACAATGGCATACGCCGGAGCTGTCCCTTGGCATGGTCTGGGTGTTGCTGTCTCAAATGATCTCGCACCCCGTCAAATGATGGAGAAAGCGGGACTCGACTGGTCTGTCGAGAAAATCCCTACCTACGCACGAGTAGGTGATCAAGAAATTCCAACAGGTGTAGAAGCCCTTGTCCGATCCTCGGATAACAAGGTTCTGACTCAAGTTGGTGCAAACTGGAACCCTGTACAAAACGAGGAAGCATTCGACTTCTTTGCAGAGTACTGTGCTGCTGGTGACATGGAAATGCACACCGCTGGTTCCTTAAAAGGTGGACAGATGGTCTGGGCACTTGCGAAGATCAAGGAGTCCTTTGACATCCTTGGTGGTGACCAAGTTGATTCATACCTCTTGTTCTCAAACCCACACATGTATGGTAAGTCAATCGATGTTCGATTCACTCCGATTCGTGTTGTGTGTAACAATACTCTGACACTATCGTTGGGACAACAAGTTGCAAACTCTTGCAAGTTGAACCACCGTTCAGAGTTCAACCCTGAGAAGGTAAAAGAAGCCCTTGGCATCGCACACGAGAAGTTTGCGAAGTACAAAGAGATGGCTGAATTCCTCTCAACTAAGAAGTTCACAGTTGAATCTTTGATCAACTACTACAACGAAGTCTTCCCACGTACCTACCAAGGTAAGAAAGAAGTAACCGTTCAGGACTTCAAAGACCTCACCACTAACGGTCAGGCTGCGTACTCATTCCTTGAGACACAACCCGGCGCTCAGTTCGGTGAAGGTACATGGTGGCAAGCACTTAACAGTGTTACCTACTTGACCGATCACAAGATGGGACGTTCTGCGGATACCCGTTTAGCTTCCGCTTGGTTCGGTTCTAACCAAAGTCGTAAAGAAAAAGCTGTCAACAAGGCAGTAGAGTTTGCGACTGCAGCGTAAGGAGCAATATGAAAATATTGATAATGGGTTTGCCCGGCTCTGGAAAGACAACTCTCGCAAGGGAGTTGTCCTACCATTTCATGATACCGCATTTCAATGCTGACAGTATCCGACAAGCCAATGATGATTGGGACTTCACCCCTGAAGGGAGAGAACGACAATTTCATCGTATGGCCGGATACTTGGCAGAAGTGGGATTTGGTATTTGTGATTTCGTTTGTCCTAAAGATGTTTTCCAAAGGAACTTCCCTTGTGATTTCATGATCTGGATGGACACAATAAAGGAAGGTAGGTTTGAGGATACCAATAAGGCATTTCAAGAACCTAGCGATTATAATATAAGGATAACTGAATGGATAGATTTAAGCCAACTACGCAAATGCTTGGAAGATTTCAACCCTGGCACCAAGGACATACCGCTCTTTTTGAAAGAGCACTTGCCAAAACTGGTCAGGTAGCAATTCTTCTGAGAGACACGGAAGTCGATGCAAAGAACCCGTTCACTGTCGAAGAGAGAAAGACTCAGATCATCTCAGCACTCGCTGAGGATGGTTACGAGGTAGACCTTCACTTCACAGTTATCGCAGTACCTAACATCACCCATATTACCTATGGTCGAGATGTGGGGTATACGATTGAACAGGAGTTCTTAGGAGATGAAATAGAGTCAATTTCCGCTACAAAAATTAGAGAAAATATGACTCAGTAGTTCACCTCTAAGGTTGCTAATTAGATGCCCAACTAACACTTAGGCATCTAATTAGACGCTCCAGTTATATCCTTATAACAAAATATTCTAAAAAACCTCATCTTTTTTTCAAAAAACGCTTGCAACGAGCTGTGGATGTGTTAAAATATAGTCTGAAAAATGAGAAAAGGAATTGATATGAAACACGTTGACTTTGACATAAATGGTGTGATCCCTGAACGCCCCCGAGCTGGTGCGGACTTAGTGGTTTACGAGAAAGGTGGTGACCCTATGGACGGTTATGTCCTGTACGGTTTCGATGAAGTTGGTATGTTTGAGGAAGAATTTAAGGTTCCTCAGTATTGTTTTTGTTAAAAAAAGTTTGAAAAAACGCTTGCCATTATAACAAGAATAGGTTATACTGGTACAGTAAATTGATGAGAGAGGTAAATTATGGAAAATGAAATCAAAAAGTTGTTTGAAGCGTGCATCGCCGATTACAAAAGGATGGGTTTTAGACCCGAAATGGAAGAGAGGTACGCTGAGGGTCTTGACTACAAGATCGGTAAGAAGTACATCAAAATCTTGAGTGGTGGTAGCGCATGGGGTTTTATCAACCTTGCGAATCCTAAGTTCAAGAAAGGTGACATTCTTAAGGCTGCAAGCTGGAATGCTCCCGCTCTTAACGCCCCTAGAGGGAACTTGTTCGAAGATTATGTTGTTCAGTGGACTGGCCCACTGTACTTGAAATAGGAGTTGGTTATGATTACTAATTGCATTGCATTGAGAAACAATCCTAAATTTGTCGAGTTCAGGAATTACATTTTGTCTTTCTACGCCTATGACGGCATCTATCCTACCGAAGGTCTGACTGTCGCCATTGTCGAGAAGGCAATCTTTGAATACCTCAAGAAGGTCGAAGTCCACAAGGACGGTATCCACAAACAAGGATTCGGCAACTACACTTGGGGTGGTGGAGACTCTATCGATAGAGAGAGGGTCAGATACGAATACATTGAGGAGATTCTGAAGAATGCCTAGTGCTCAAGTCGAAAAGTTCAATGGTGAGTTTGTGTCCGGTTACAAAGCTTACCTGAAGAAACAGAAGGCTTCTCAGAACAAAGGTTCTTTCGGGACTAAGGACTCTGAACGTTCAAAGTGTTACGAAGCGGAATGGGCCATGCAAAGGCAGTCGGGTACTGCCTTCAAACCGATTCCTCAATTCAAGGATATCAAAGAGGCGGAGAAGTTCGCCAAGAAGATTTACAAGTCTAAGACTTGGCAGAAACTCTGGTCTCAGTCTATCGACGGGGATGTGACTCGCATCTTTGCTTCGACTCCGAAGGTGATTCAGAAGGCACGTTCATCCGGACGTGGTACTGCTGGTCACACTAACGGATATACCGTCACCCTAGATAGTTACTGTGGATTCGATGCATACACTTTGATTCATGAGTTAACTCATTGTCTTGGGTATATGCACCACGGAAGGTCGTTCCGTAAAACTCTACTTCAAATGGTTGGTACATTTTTAGGTTCCGATTGTAAGAAGGTGTTGAAGGCGGAATTCAAAAAACGTAAACTCGCTTTCGGAGAAGCTCGTAAACCTATGGGGTTTGAACAGTGGAAAGCCTCCAAGGCAAGAATGGAGAATTTAAGAAATGGTAGGTAATATAACAATAGACGCTGGTTCATGGTTGACTGCTAATGGAATTCAGACTACGGTGTTCTTTGGAACAGCTGATGCTGTTGTCGAAATCGAAGAGTCATATGAAACTTTAATTGATAAAGAACTTGACGCACATACCCTACTTGGTGGTATAATTACACCACGGACAGCGGTAGATGCACAACGTTTTGTTCAAGCATTGGAAGATGCGGCTGAGTACGCTAACCGCAAACTGAATGAGATGATTAATAACAGTCATCAATTAGAATTGGATTTATGAAACTAACAAAACAAACACCCGATAGGAATTGGTATCCAGATAACTTTGACTGGTATTTGAAGTGGGCGGCTACTGTGGCAATCTTAACGTCTGTTGTTTTTCGTAATGCAGGCCCAGAGTGGCGTGCGTTTGATTTGTCCATAGGTACTATTGGTACAATACTATGGTTATGGGTATCGATCATGTGGAATGATCGTGCATTGATTATTTTAAATGCGTCAATGACTTTGTTATTGGGAACCGCATTCATACGGGAATTTTTATGAGAAAAATATTTGACCACCAACAGGTGGAACTAACTGAAATGCAAGCAGTGACTACTGAGGAAGGTCGTAAGTACCATACCCCAGAAGGCATTGATCTTCCTTCAATCACTACATGTCTGTCAATTCTAAGTCGGGACGGTATTGCCGCCTGGCGTAAACGTGTAGGTGAGGAAGAAGCGAATAGAATTTCTCGTGTTGCTTCAACTCGTGGTACGAAGGTTCATGAGATTATTGAAAAGTATATTGATAACAAAGAGGATTACTCTGATGGATATACCCCTGATATTATTCAGTCTTTTAATGATGTTCGTGATATTCTCGATAATCGTATTGGGACAGTATTTGCACAAGAGGCTCCACTATATTCCAATCACCTTGGTGTGGCTGGTCGGGTGGATTGTGTTGCTGAGTTTGATGGTGCCCTCAGCATCATAGATTTCAAAACTTCTCGTAAGAAGAAGTTTCCTTCTATGATCAAACAGTACTTCATGCAAGAATCTGCATACTCAATTATGTGGGAAGAACGTACAGGTATGCCTATCACTCAGTTGGTAACTATCATTGCGGTAGACAACCACGAGCCTCAGGTCTTTATCGAACATCGTGACAATTGGGTGAGACCATTAAAAGAGACAATTGCACAATGGAATGAGGAAAATACAAGCGTTCAATTCTTATAAATAGTATGGTATAATCACCAAGACTTATGGGAATAACACTATGTTGAAGTTCGGATCGTATGTGTCAGAAGCATATGACATAATTCCAAAATCTCAATCAGAGGTAGATGACTTAGATCATCTATCAGATGAGAAGAGGGAAAACCTCAAGACACTCTACGCATATATCACTCAACAGACTGGTATGGCTGATCCCATTGCATTGTCCAAAAATCCTAAAGAGAAAGGTCTTAAGATTGCACGATCCGTTGCAGTTGATCTAAATCTACCGGCCCTTGGTTCTGAATATGGTTTCAAACTTAGTGCGGGAAATGGTTCTCGTGGAGGCACTGGTGTAAACTCACAAGGGTTTGCATTCGAAGGTCAGATTGTGACTGACCTAATTAAGTATAAAGAAGCCGGTCTAGATGGGGATTTCAAGTTCCCTAATATGATAAAGAAAATGCACGATGCGTTTCTGAAGGATGCATCTTTTATCGAAGTCAAGCTAGACGGTACAGCGAACACCAAAAGGCCCTTAGTGTTCGGAGATGTCAGTGCAGTTATCGGTTCACGTGAACTGAACATTGGTCACAAAGTAACAGACGTAACAGTTACTACCGACAAAGGTACATACTATCTGTCTGCCAAATTTGGTGGTACAGTAACATTTTTCAATGCGGGTGTCCGCACCATCTTTACCGACGATCAGTTTGAGAGTGGCAAGATCACACACACTGATGCTAAGAAACTATTAAACATGTTCGGCATCGATCATGATAGATTCATCGAAACGTTTACCAAGTACGATCCTAAAAAGGCGGCTACTCGTGGTAAAAAAGATGTTGTCATTCCAACAAAAGCAAACAAACGTGCACTACAAAGACTTCTGATTACGGGTATCGGTATGGGATACTGGATGGTACACCGTAAAGGTAAGAAGGTAGAGTTCTATGAGATGACTAGAGCACGTATGAGAAAGGCTTCTACAATCAAGTCGATCAAGATTCTCTATCCCAAGAAAGGTGAAGCAAAAAGAATTGACATAGAAGTTGTCACCCCGCTCTACATATTCAAATTTAATATTCGTAACAAACAGGGTGGTCTCTACCCATCACATATCATGTGTGATTACAAACCGAATACGAAGGCAACCTAATGAATTTCGCAAAATCCCAATCTCCCCTATCAGCAGTTCACTTAAAGGTAACGTAACATGGCACAGTACTCGGTAAACAGAAACGCACATCACAACGCATCAAACAGTGACTTACATGAAATCATGTTGTTGGCTGATAAGGATGGAAACATTATCAACTCGTTTGGTTCTGCTTCCAATATCCCTATTGCAGGTGGACTCGTTGATGGGTATAGTGCAATACATAAGTTTGGTAGAAATCCAAATGTAGGAAACATACCAGAAACTATTTGGATGCACGGAGGACTTTATAGTTATCTTGATGTTGGTTCTGATAGTACAATTTATGCATATAGCGCAAGCAGTGACGATGGCCCTGGCAACGATGGTGCTCACACGATTACTGTTCAAGGTTTAGATAATGATTTCAATCTAATTGAAGAAACGATTACTGTAAATGGTGCAGCTTCTACTGCTTCATTCCTAAGAGTTTATAGAGCATTTGTTGCGACCGCTGGGGCGTTAGCGGCAAATGATGATAATATTCTTATATCCACCGCAGCGTCTGGAGGCGGTACAGTTCTTGCTGATATTGGCGTTATTGGTAGCGGGCAAACTACAGGTTTAGGTCAAACTCAACTTGCACTTTATACAATACCGGCTGGAAAGACTGGTTATCTTACTACTTGGAACGTCGGCGTAGCACCAATGAATAATGCTGTCACAGTTACTTTGTTGGCAAGAGAATTAGATGGTGGCGCACCATTTAGATCAAAGGATATTATGGATATCGTAGGTGGGTATACTACTCAGAATTATTCAGTTCCTTTGCGCTTTCCAGAAAAAACTGATATTGAAGTGAGAGGAACTGGTGACACTGGTTCAGTTATTTCATCTTCTTTTGATATTATACTGGTAGATAATTAATGAATTTCGCAGAGTTTATCACAGAACAGAAAAACACTCACATGACCCATATTGAGGACAAGGTTCTCTATGGGGGTGTCAAGGGTACACGAGAAGCAATCCTTGCCTTGCGTGAGTTACGTGACATGTTGTCAGGTAAACACGAGGGTAAAGTTTCTGTTAAGTGGGACGGTGCGCCTGCAATCTTCTGTGGTCAAGACCCACGAGACGGTAAGTTCTTTGTCGCTAAGAAAGGTATCTTTGCGAAGAGTCCCAAGGTCTACAAGACAGATGCAGAGATCGATGCGGACATGTCTGGTGACCTCGCAGACAAGATGAAGGCTGCATTGCAACACCTACCCGCATTAGGAATCAAGGGTGTCATTCAGGGTGACTTCCTGTTTGGGCCTGGCGATCTACAGAGAAAGAAAATAGACGGAGAGTCCTATGTTACGTTTCATCCTAATACTATTGTATATGCTGTTCCCGTTAAAATGGCTTCTGATATTCTGAAAGCGAAGATCGGTATTGTATGGCACACCACCTACACGGGTAATGACTTCGAATCCATGAAGGCGTCCTATGGTGTGGACGTGTCCAAGTTCAAGAAGTCTACTACAGTCTGGTCTCAGGATGCGATGTTACGAGATGTTACCAAGGCAACCATGTCTGCGAGTGACACCGAAGAAGTTAACGGATACCTAAGTACCGCAGGCAGATTGTTCAATAAGATTGCCGGATCGACCCTTCGTGAGTTAGGATCAAAACAACACATTGCACAACTGATCGAACAGTACAACAACACTTTTGTGCGGCAAAATCAAGTGATTGGTGACACTAATCTGCACGTAAGAGGGTTGATCAAGTGGATCAACGATAAGTTCCAGAAAGAGGCTGACAAACGTTCTACTGAAAGGGGTAAGGCAACACAGTACGCAAAACGAGACGAAATCCTAGAATTCTTCTCACCCAAGAACCGTAAGTCTCTGGTTAATATGTTTGATTTGCAAAAAAGTATCGTACTTGCGAAGTTAAAACTTATAAATAAACTTGATAGTTTAAAGAAGATTGATACTTTTGTTAAGACAAAACAGGGGTATAAAGTAACCGGAGAAGAAGGTTACGTTGCAATCGATAAACTTGGTGGTGACGCAGTGAAACTTGTTGATCGTATGGAGTTTTCATACAACAACTTTTCACCAGATATTTTGAAAGGATGGGATAAACCAACGAGAAACTAGAATGGCTAAACCGTTACGATTTAAAGATTTTGTAAGCGTAGATTACACTCAGTCGGGTGATGATCAGCTTGCAAAACAATCCAAGAAAAGAAAACTGGACATCCCAACAGGTAACACTGGCGAGGCGTTAGACTTTGCTGCCCGTCGAAAACTCGCACGATCACTTAAGAAGAATAAAGCTAAGATCGCCATGGGGCGTAAAAGAGCTGCACGTAAATTTGCCGATATGGACAAACTTAAGAAACGTGCACAAAAACAAGCACGTACTATGTTCTTCAAAAAGTTGACTAAGGGTGCGGATAAAGGTAAACTCTCATTTGCTCGTAGACAGGAGATAGAGAAACGCCTAGATAAAATGCGTCCTAAAATTGATAAGGTAGCTCGTAAACTGTTACCTAAAGTACGCAAAATGGAAAAAGACCGAAAGCGTGGCGGACAGAATAAAGATGATTAAGAATTTTTCACAGTACCTAACCGAAGAAGAAAAGGAAGTTTATTTTACCTTTGGTAGAATGAACCCACCTACTATCGGCCACGGTAAAGTAATGAACACACTTGCCTCCAAATCTGGTGGTGCAGACTACAAAGTCTATTTGTCCCAAGTATCAAACCCCAAGAAAGACCCTTTGTCATATTCAGACAAGGTTAAACACGTGCGTAAGATGTTTCCAAAACATGCACGTAGTGTGATGATCGACAAGAACGTCAAGAATGTATTTGATGTCGCATCACGGTTGTATGACCAAGGGTATAAAAAAGTAACAATGGTTGTCGGGGATGACCGTGTACGTGAGTTTGATGTCCTGTTGTCTAAGTACAATGGTAAGAAAGCTCGTCACGGGTTTTATAACTTCGAAACTATTCGTGTAGTATCCGCTGGTAAACGTGATCCGGATGCTGAGGGTGTGGAAGGTATGTCCGCATCTAAGCAACGTGCAAACGCACAGAACAATGACTTCGTGACTTTCGCACAAGGTGTGCCTAAGTCTATGTCGGACAGAGATGCAAGGAAGTTGTTCAATGATGTCCGTAAAGGGATGGGTCTCAAGGAAGAGCACTCATTCAAGAATCATATTGAACTGACGCCTGTTTCTGAAACAAGAGAAAAATATGTACAGGGTAAACTCTATGAAATTGGAGATTCTGTTGTTATTAAAGAAAGCGAAGAAGTGGCCACGGTCTCAATGCTCGGATCAAATTACGTTATCGTCGAACGCCCAGATGGCACTCGACTACGCAAATGGTTGGATGCAATCGAACTCGTTGAACGACAAGACCCTGATATCAAAGATAGAGAAGGCACACAACCCGCAAGGTATCACGCCGGACTAAAGAAGTCTACCAAGGCAAAACGAGACGCACATTTTAAGAAGCACGGCAAGAAGGATGATGATGACGCATCCGCATACAAGCCTGCGCCTGGCGATAAGACCGCAAAGACTAAACCATCCAAGTACACTAAACAGTTCAAAGACATGTATGATGAAGACTGTTGGGATGGATTCAAACAGGTTGGTATGAAGAAGAAGGGGAACAAGACTGTTCCTGATTGCGTACCTGAAGAACTTGAAATTACTTTTGAGATGTGTCTCAAGGCAGAGACCACACCTCAGATGATATCTCGTTGGGCAGCAAAGACCATTAAGAAAAAACAGTATCAACAAGTTGCGGACTATATTCGCAAACAAATGAAAGCGGACAAGGGTAGACATGGCCCTGAGTACTACGCACAACAACTTATCCGTAAACACGGTTTGAAGTTGGATATCAAAGCATTGGGTGGTGTGGTACGTGGTGAGGCATATGAAGAGACCGATCCAGTAAAATCCGCTCGTAATGATATCAACAGAGAAAAAGAACAAGACAAAAAAAGACACGATAGAATCTTGGATCGTGCAAGACTTGCTCGTGCTAAAGTTAAAAATCGGGAAACGGAATGAAACGGTATTCTCTTTGGGACAGTTTAGGTGACTTGGGAGAAGGCCCAGACGGACTTGCTGCGAAAGCAAAGAAATCTGGTATCTCCGTAGCTACTTTAAGAAAGGTTTATAATCGTGGTGTTGCAGCTTGGAAGACTGGTCATAGGCCAGGCACTACCCCTCAGCAATGGGGATATGCACGTGTCAACGCCTTCATAGTAAAAAAGAAAAAAGGTGGGTTAAACCACGATAAGGACTTAGCGTAATGAAATTAAAAGATTTGCGTGAGAAGAGATTCACGCCAAAAGAAATCAAAATGGCTATTGGTATTGCAACAGACAAACGCTACAAGGGTGGCAATATGACTGGTGCGAGTCAAGCTATTGAGAAGATTAAGAAAGGTCTCTCTGATCACCCACAGGTTAAAGCAGTACTCAAAAGAGTAAATGAAGCAGTATCTCCTGCTCAACAAGCTGCGATTGCAATCTCCAAGAAAGAGAAAGAACAAAAGGAATGTGCGTCTGAGGATGATTTCAAACCTCACATGATGTATGACCCGAAGACGGGTAAGGGTTTCAAAGCAAATAAGTATGCCGATCATGTCAAGTATGACAAGATGGGTTATACCCACGAGAAACCAGAAGTCAATGAAGCAATTGATTTCTTCAAGACATCCAAGGCACTATCCGACTACGCAAAGAAGTCTGGTGGTATCGACAAGAGAGATTTCGAAAAGGCGGCCGCATACGTAAGAGAGATTGGTAAAAACTCATCTACTATGGTTCAGAACAAGGCATTCATGGGATTGAAGAAACATGTTTCTAATATGGACACCGATCCCCGTGATGGTGTTTTGTCAATTCTTAAGAAACATGGAATGTTCAAGAATGGACGCTTGATGCAAGAACAAGCAGAGAACTGTGGTTGTGGTAAGACACCGTGTGAGACATATGGAATTGTTGAAAAAAAGGCTGGACATATGGATCAACTACGTGATATAGTAAAGAACAAACAGGCCAAGAAGGTCAATGGTGTTATGGTAGATATGTTTACAGCATCCGCAATTACTCAAATCTACGATAAGGTCAACGATCAGAACAAGAAGAGAATGGATGGAATGACTATCCCTGCTCTTGCGGATGTGGCCTACAAAATGATGAAGAAGAGGTAACCATGATTACATTCGACCAACTCAGGGAAAAGAAGGACTCTTATCCAATCTATCACAAAACCTATTCTGCTGCGATGGCAGCTGCATACGCATTTGCAAAGAAAAGGGGTTTTGAAGTGGATACCGATGACATTGATAGAAAGGTGGCAATGGGGCCTAGGAAACCTTCCAATGGTAAGACCAACAGTTTCACTCTCAAATTAAAGGATGAGAAACGTAAGATGCTAGCAGTACAGGTAACTAATCTGGACAATAAGCGTTACGAACTCAATACATATATCACATGAAAAAATTTACCGATTACCTAGCCATAGATGAACATTGCGAATGCAATGATCTCTACGAAGACTTAGAAATAACTGAGTCGGAATATCAAGGAAAGAAGGTCAAACTGAATGACCCTATCCGTACATCTGAGAACCCCAATAAGAAGTTCAAGGTGTACGTGAAGAACGAGAAGGG